GCAGGAGCAGCGGCAGGAGCAGCGGCGGGGGCTGGGGCGGGGGCGGGGGCGGGCGTTGGGGTTGGCGTCGGACCTTGCGACGAATAAAACGAATAGAACGGGTCATAAAAGCCCATTCCAGCATAAGGATTATATGGGTTATAAATTCCACCATAAGGCGAATAACCCATACTATTCATAAAAGCACCAAAATCTACAATTGGATTTTGTGTTGTTCCAGTATTTGTAGTTCCGGTGATTGAAGGCGCTGGCGCAGGAGTTGGTGCGGGAGTTGGCGCAGCAAACGTTGGCTGATATAAAAACTTATTAAATCCCGGTAAATTAGCAGACGGGTCAATGCGTTGTGCTAACCTATTCATGTTGTACCCAAACGTAGTTGGGCCAAACACAGATTGCGGTTGATTGGCATACGGGTTATTTTGTTGACTGCTATATCCCGTGTAACCAGAACTGTACGGGCTAGTAAATCCGCCGCCGCCACCAGACATATTGACTCCTAATCCTTGTAACCGCCACCCTTCTTCTTATACTGAAGGGCTAGCATTTGTGCTTTACGCGCTGACCATTGACCCGGAGCGCCGCCTTTACCACCAGATTTAATGCGATTGAATAATGCCTTACGCATACCCGGCTTAGTATAGTTGCCCGCTTCGTTTACGCGCGACTGACCGCCTTCGGCAAACAATTCTACCGGCTGGTTGCCATCACGTTTTTTAATACGCTTTGGCAACTTAGCCGGATTTACGGCACCCATACCGCGAGAGGGTCTCATACCATTCGCCCGCGAGTCTTGCCTTTGGTAGCACAACCATCACCACGCTTGGAAGCACTGCTAACACTACCGCCGCTTGCATACTTCTTGGCTTTTTTAACCTGACCGCCTTTTTTAAAACGTCCATAAAAACCTGCTTCTTTGTTTTTACGTTCCATTTCTTTATAGGTGTCTTCCGGAATATCTTCACCAAATAAACCCTTCAACATACGCGGGGTTTCTTGATTAACAATTTGTTCCGCTTCACCAAAATAAGAAGTCTTTCCTTCTTCTGGAGTTCGTTCAACTGAAGCACCGCTAGGACCACCAGCAAGGCCCGCAATACCCGCAGTTTGTGCAGAAGTGGGGCTAGAAGGTGCTACGGGTTCACCGGCAGGTTTGGACGTAACAGACGGCCCCATAGACGTTTTGCGAGGTGCTTTTGGAGTGGTTTTTGTAGGAGCTTTTTGGGTTTGGGGTGCTTGAAAACCACCCTTGCCAATACGTTCCTTGTCAATGTTCTTGTCAGAACCCATGCGCGACTCTTCGCGCTTTTTGCCAAACAAACGAGAAAAAAGTGTCGGGTTATCTTCATCAGCCTTTGCGGCGCGCTGACGACGACCAACGCGTTCTTTATCTAAATCCATCATAGTGGGCATATCACACCATCCTTCCGCGAGTTTTGCCGCGCTGGCAACAGCCATCAGCGCGTTTGGAAGCATTTACAACGCCACCTTTTTTCATACGGGTAGCCTTGTCATGCTCTTCCATTAATTCTTCATCAACCTTATTTTCTTCAGGTTCGCTTATAACACCAGTTGCTTCGTCATGCGCCTTTTGAAGTTCTTTATCAATTTCTTTTTTTGCCATGATTAGCGACCTCGCCCAGCTTTCTTCATACAAGCGCCGCCCATAGCCATCTTGACCATCGTGCCCTTGGTCTTGCCTTTGGCTTCAACGCCACCGCCGCGAGCATATTTAGCAACCTTGCCGCCCTTTTTCATTCCGGCCTCGGCTTCTTCGTGTTTAATCATGGACTTGGGAGCACCTTTCTTTTTCATGAAAGCCACTTCTTTTGACATCATCTTCTTTGATTCTTTCATTTCGCCACCTCGTTGAAATTTGCGGCCTTTGTCGGCCTCTAAGAAATCTTCCCCAACTTTCTGAGAAATACCGACCTTCTTGGCAAACTTTGGGTTTTTAGCCACTGCCGCCATGAGGTTATGTTGTTTTTTGCTAACGCTAGGCATTTAAATTAATCCCAACATTTTTGCAACATACATAGCCAACAAACCAGCCGCACCCCACACTGCATTCATCACCCACGTTGCAGCTTGCCCGTGTTTAACGTCTGCCTTTTCAAGCGCATCAACTCGACTTTCCAAACCGTCAAGTTTTTCTATCATTCGTTTTTGTGTAGCGTTTGAATGGGATTGCCGTTCTTCTACAAGAGTTAGTTTATTCAAAGCCATAGCCACATCTTTCAAAGCAGATTTCATTTCGCCTACATCCTGATGTAGCGCATCAACCTTGTGCCCTAGAATTGCAATCGTTGCATCTTGATTTTCCATGTCAGCATTTCCATGCCCGCAGGCTTTTGTTGATACGAGAGTTGGGGTCGTTGGCGGTTTTGGCGGACGTAAGTTTTTTCTTCATGCCTTTCATACGGGCACAAAAAGAATCACGACGCGGGCCGCCCTCCGGCTGCGGTGCTTTTAAACCCGGTTTACCCGGGTTTGCTTTGTTATACGAGGCTCGCCCCTTGGCATTTAAACCACCTTTGGGGTCTTTGCCTTCTTTACGCTGCCACGCCGGAGTCTTAGCCATAATAAATAGTCACACCGGTAATATTGGTTAAATCAAGATAAACGCCCGTTTCAAACAAAACTCCTTCGCCGGGAATCATCATGTAAAAGTTATTACCAGTGCCTGCGGGGGTATCAATGTCGATGAGCAAATCGCCAGTAGTGTCAGTACCATCATAAAACTTAACAGAACCAGCGCTTGAACCAGCAAGACCATAAATGGCTTTAACGCGAGTACGATATCCAACAGCCTGCCCATCAGCACTTAGTCGTACTGATTTAACGTCATATTGCATCGAGGCCATGTGAGCCTCCTATTAAGCAGGGGTAACAGCGGTTGTACCGTCAGCATTGACCCAAGTGCTAGTAGCAGTAGCGCCGGTAGCAATCTTCAGGGTGCCCAAGGTGGTATTGAAAACAATCGTGCCAGCAGCCTTGCCAGAAGTGTTCACCGAGTCGGTGGCATCAGCAATTTGCGTCGTGGTGGCGGTGCGGAGTTGAATGTAACCAGTGGTTGCATCAACGTTGCCAGTTACGGTGCCGGTCACATTACCGGTAATGTTGCCAGTAATATTGCCGGTCACAGCGCCAACAAAACCGTTGGTCGAAGTTACCGGTCCAGAAAAAGTAGTAGAAGCCATGATTATTCCTTTGTGTAATAGCACATCCCTATACCGTCTCTATTAAGTCTGCTAGGTCAGTCGGTATAAGTAGAAAATCCTAGTATCAATAACTTACCTTATATTCATAAAATAATAAAGGGGGCCGAAGCCCCCCTTATTTATCCGGGATTAGGCACCCGGCGAACCAAACATACCCAGCGGGTCCGACCAGCCGAACGAATAACGCTCACGAGCCTTATAACGAACGTTACCGGTATCGAAGTCACCATCCATCGAAGTGGTGAGCGGGGTGCGCTCAAAGTGCTTCATGCCGTTTGGAACGTCAGTCGTAAGGAACCAAGCATTCGTATCGGTTAGGAAGTGGTTGACTGCATAACCTTCCGGAATCGAACCGTTGCTCTTCAGAGCATTGATATCGTTATCGGCAGTGGCAACGCGAAGTTCGGTTTCCAACAGACGAGTAGCAACGAACATCAGGCTCGGAGGAACAATCAGTTTGCGCGGCTTGGCAGCAATCAGCAGACCGCGTTCATCAGTCCAACCAGCAATTTGAATGACAGCCGCTTCAAGAGACGTTTCATTCAAGTCGGCGGCGACTGCCGGGGTGTTGCTGTTAACACCACCAGAAATCAACGGGTGCGAGGTCGAGAACAGGGCAACACCATCGCCACCAACATACGACGACGAGAAACCGTTGTTCAGAACCGAAGCAGCCTTGACTTGCTTGGTGTACGACATAGCGCGAGCCAGCGCCTTGGTATAACGAGCCGACAGCGAATCGTAGAGGTTATCTTCGATTGCTTCTTCGGTAATCGAGAAGCCAAGAGCAATGGTTTGGTGTTGATAACGAGTGGTCCATGCTTCTTGACCATTGTCATAAGCAATAGCTTGACCTTCGTTCTTTACCGGTGCAGCAGAGAAGCCCGACAACTTGACTTCTTCTTCAAAGCTACGTTCCGAAGTTTCGGTTTCGTAGACTTCCTTATGCTCTTCACCATAACGCTTGTACTCCATGCCGAACAAAGCATTCAGACCCGGCAGGAGTTCCTTCAGTAGTTGTGCGCGAGAAATAGCCATGATTCTCTCCTATTAGGTCGCAACCGGCTCGCCCGTACCGTTATAGTACGAGTGCCAGCCAAAATTAAACTTGACCAGAACTTCCGGGGAACCCGAGAAGGTCAAAGTGGTAGCCGTAGCCAAGTTGGCTGCAACCGACAGGGTCAGGTTAGTGCCAGAAATAGCCGAAACATAAGTGCCAGCAGTAATGCCGGTACCACTCACGCTCATGTACGGGGTAATGGCGCTATTGGCAGCAGCAAGCGTCACAGTGGTGCTAGAACCGCTGGTGGTACCCGAGGCCGTAGTCGTAACAGCCGACTCCGGAACGAGACCCATAATACGCATGATGCGAGCAGTAGCAATCGGGCCGCTAACAGCAACAGCCGAATCGCCCGTCGAGGTCGAACCAGCGTTTTGCAGAAGACCGATGTTCTTGCCAACAGCCCATTGACCAACGTTGGCAACAGTAGTACCGGTGTTACAAGCAACGGCTTGGAATACGGTATCGGGGTCATCGCAGACATAAGCAATAGCGTCCGAGGCAACAGTACCGCTAGGCCAGTATTGAGCATTAATCGGTTGCTTGGTCGAGGGATTGGTATATTGGCAACCAAGGAAAACACCAACAATGCCGGTAGTGGCCGAGGTGCCGCTGGTGGTGCCATTTACAATAAGGGTGCCATCTGCGGTTAATTCAACAACATCGCCATAAAAGATGTTGGAAGCATAACCACTAGCAATCGGGAACATACGGGTCGAACCCGCAAATACCTGACCGCCAATCAGATTCACCGGCTTTAGCCCATACGGGCCAGAAACAGTCGGATAAGCCATTTTTGACTCCTTTGTTAATTAAGTGCCGTTAGCCACGTTCAGAGAACTTAGCCATACGACGGTCGTTTTCACGCATATAACTTTGCTCAACCGATTCAACCTGCTCTCGGTTGCGCTGGCCGTAATACTGAGCGCGTTGTTCGACAAATTCAGTCGGCATCTTGCACAGAGTAAGACCGCCAATTTCAACATTTGAACCTTCAGGTACACCCGCTGTGTACAACTTGAGTTCAGGATGGTCGCTCAACTTAACCGGCTCCCAGCCTTCACGGAATCGTGCGCTTACGTTTGTGTGGTCTGCTGCACCCATAAGTGCGGTACGAACCCAACGAAAGGTATAACCGTCAATCGGATTTGGCGTCGGCAACACAGAAGGTGGTTGCCACGATTTGTTGCGTTCCGTGTTTTCACGGGCTTCAAAATTACGAGGACGGCGGTTATCCATTGCGCTTCTCCAGTTCAAGTTTCTGTTTAGCGTAGACTTCAAGCGGAAGATTCAAACGTCTTGCGAGTGCCACTTCCGAGGAACTCAACGTAATCTTTTTGGAAGGACTGCTACGAGTTGCTGATGCAACAACAGTCGATGGGCGTTTATTTTGCTGCCGCGATTGTTCTTCCGAGAACTTATGCGGAAACATTTTGCGCATACGGGAATCTAGTTCCCGATAATAATCATCAGATTGCGGGTCATAACCCGTTTCGACCAGTTCTTCATGCGTTCCAAGAGCGGCCCCGGTCATTGCCTTATCAACCCAAAACCACGGATTGCGTTGCCGCCATTCCATAGCCTTCGGGTCAACCTTTTGATACGTTTCTGTATTTTGTACAGATTGAGGAATATTTACAACAGGATTTTCAATTTGTAAAGGGGGTGGCCTAAAAGATTCAACTTGAACCTTTGCCATTTGAGCGCGATTAAATTCTTCTTGCGCTTCAATTTCTGCCTCAATATCGCCAATGGATTTAGCTTCCATTAACTTACGTTTGGCATTTTCATATTCAATTGTGGCTTTTTGTTTTGATGCTTCTACATAAGCGTTTTCGCCAAATTGAAGCCTGTCTTTTAATTCCTTGTTCTGGTCAAGAATTTTCTTTGCTAATTCAATAGCTTGCTCGCGTTCGCGCAATGCAGCTTCTTTTGCGCGGCGCTCATCATGACGAGCGTGAGAAAGTTCCTTGATTCGCTTTTGAACGTTACTGCTGTACTTCTCAATTTCATCTTCTTCTGGCTCAACATCACGTTCAAGCGGTTTCCGGTTTTTGTCCTCTTCTGGCGTATCGTCAACAATTTCAAATTCAACGCCTTCACCAGAATCAACTTCAACGCTTTCTACTTCTTCATAGTTTTCGTTTTCTTGATTTTCCATTTTATATTCCTTGCGTGCTATGCACGGGTATAACCACGCGGGTCTTCAACAACAGCTTCAACGCAATCGTCATTAATTAGACGAAACTCCCTACCATGAATCTTAAATCGAGTTCCCGAATATGCCCGAGTAAGAATAAAGTCGCCTTCTTTGCACCAAGGTCCATTTGGAAAACGAGTTTTATCGTTATAACAATCGGCCCCCATTTTGATAACAAACAAAATAACAGACGAATGTTCTTCGGTTTTAAGGGTGCTATCAGCTTTTAAGATGCCATTTGAAAACTTATCTTCTACTTCGGGCAGTGCGCACAACATTCTGTAGCCCTGAGGTACAGGAAGTTGTGCAGCCTTTTCTTTGACTTCATCAGTCATTTTTTATTTTCTCCGCGAGGTCTTTGATTAAATCCTCTGCAACCTCAAGACCCCGAATAAGGCCGCACAGGTATTTGTAATGCGCAAAGTCCTTACAATTATCCCGAGCAATAAACTCTCGATGTGCGGTAAGTTCTTCGTTGATTTTTTTTAAAAGATAATTAAGTTCTTCCACTTAACGGATTCCTGTTTTTAGCGGCTTCAGAGCCGATTTTTGCGCCTGCAATTTGTTCCTTGCTGGCGTTTGTCATAGCGACACTTCCCGCTTTTGCCCCAATATTTGCGCCAGCAATACGTTCTTGCGAGGCAATACGTTCGCGCTCACGTTCATCACGCAATCGCATTTCTTCAGCCTTGAGTGCAAGTTCAGCTTGGTCGCGTTGCATCTTGGCCTGTACTTCTGTTTCTTTGATTTGCAGTTCACGCATAGCCTGTTGAATAACAGGGTCTTGCATGGCCTGTTGGTTTTGTTGTTGCTGTACTTCTGCTTGGTCCTTTTGCAGAAGTTTTTGCGCTGCCATAGCAATGACAGAAGACATTTGATGTTCGATATCTTCCGGCAGCGGTTCGTCCGGGTCCGGTAGCGGCGCACCAATTTGTTCTTCGATTTGTCTGCGATAGATAAATCCCAAGTGTTCTGCAATGTGGGCTTGTGCAGCAGCCATAACCTGTTGGAACATAGGAGATTGTCCAGCCGTTTGTTGCAGTTTTGGGTCTTGGATAAAAGCCATATGCGTTGCCATATGTGCTTCATGGTCTTGATAGGCAAATGCTTTTACAGGTTTGCCAACAATAATTGCCATGTTTTCGCTAACTGGGTCTTTCGGCTTCATGTCATCTGCCGTTGGAACCAGTTTGTCTACGTTCTTAATGCCCAACGTCACAAGCATTTGTTTGTGTAGGTTGGGAAGGTCGTAGATTTGAGGCGCTGTTTGTGCTAGTTGAAGCGCAGCCTGATACTGAACAATACGTTGCGACATCGTTGCTGCATTTGGGTCGCTAACCGGAATGATGTCGGTGTGTTCATAGTCAGACTGTTTAATCTGACGCGGCTCACCATCTACTTCATATCCATATTCGCTCGATGTGTAATCTCGAATAATTTGCGCAAGCAGTTTAAATTCCTGCTTCATTGAATAATGCACACGCGCCTGAACAGCAGACATGACTTTCAGGGTGCGCTCAAGAATTGCCAGCGTGGTGCCAACAGGAGAGTTGGCCGACATATCTGCGATCTTGAGGTCAGCAGCCGCAGCAAAGCGACGGCCTTCCTCAACGATCTGATTCATCAATCCAAGGAGGACTTGGCTTGGCTCTTTGTACGGGAGAGGGAGGATATTGTCCCGGATTGTTCCAGCCGCGACGTCCACATCTCTGAACTCGCCGGGAGCAATTGGAGTGTCGTCACCCTTGACTCGCATCCCCTTAGTCTTAAGACCGCCCGGCAGGTTTGATAAAGTGCCAGCATCAACAAGCTGACGAATAATAGAAGTACCAGACTTAGCAAAAGCACCAATAAGGTGGATAAGACCGAAGGCATAGAAACCAAAGCCTGGAATGTATGGGTAGTGAACAAAGTGATTCCTCTTTTGGTACGACTCGTCTTCTGGCCGCCAATTACGCCGGATGGCCAGAACTTCTTGTGATGTCTTCTCTATAGTGACAATGTACGGCAGGCCAATCTCTGTCTTGTGACCCTTATCATCCGTGTCCTCGTACCCCGGCAGATCCAGATACACCTGCATTTCCAAGAGCTTGTACCTGTCGTCCGACGTTGCCCGAAAGCCCATCTTCTCGGCAATACTCTTTTCTATGTCGTCCAGCACATTCTCTGGTTCCGGCAGGTCAACGTCACGGTAGAACCCCGCTACCATCAGGCGACGCAGTTCATTCTTGGTCTTCCTCATGACATGCGTCACACGCGGAGAAGACTCCAGATTGCTCGCCCCGTAAGGAACCACCACATCTTCCGCCGGTACAAATATAGACACCTGACGGCCAAGACTTGGGTCGTAGTACACCTTTTTGAACGCATTACCCGCCAGCCCCAAGCCCCACAACATGCGCTCATGTTCAGGCCGGTATTCAGTCATGACCTCGGTCAGCTGGTAGTTCATGTCATCACGAACACGCTCTGCTGCGTCGCGTTTGCTCGGCGTCTCTTT